ATCTATGGTGTAGATAAATATGGTAACTATTCTAATGCATTCAATGGAACAATTGAAATTGCTGAATAGTTAGAAAGGAAGTGAGAAAATGCAATTTTTCACAAAAGAGGAATTCGAGAATAAATATCCCGAATACTCAAATGCTGATATTTCAACTTGGCAGATAGAAGCAGTAAGTGAGATGATTTTCTCACAAATAGGCTTAAGATATAGGGACACAAGTTGGGATACGACAAGTGTCCCTTTGCCTATTAAAAATGCTTCTATGGAACAAATGAGATTTTTATTAGAGCATGACATTCCATTTGTTGATTTTGATAAAGATATAAAGGCAGGAACAATGAGTTCTCCTTTAAAGACTGATTATTCTACTTTAGCACTAAGAATACTTGCTAATAATGGATATCTATATAGAGGTACACCAATGTCTAGTAATATGGCTCTTACTATACCATTTGGAGGCGAATAAAATGTTTCTAGTAAATGGTATGAAAGCAACATTAAGACAATTTAATCGTGATGAAAATGATGAAATGTTTGATGATACTAATTATAAAGAAATCACAATTAAATGTTGTCCTTATGATTGTGAAAGTGCTATAAGGTTCGGTATTTATACAGTGCCTGAGGCTACTGGTTATTATCAAGTTGGAAGACTTGTTGATGTAAAAGTAGGAGACCAAATTATTTATCTAGGCAAATATGCCGATAATAAAGTTCATACAGTGTTAAAAGTTCAAGATAGTTGGATATTTAACAGAGTAGAAAATAAAATTATAGTGGTTAAATAATGGCTGATAATGTAAGTGTTTCGGTAAAATGGGAACCTGGGTCAAAGATGGCTCTTATGAGTGCTCCTGATAAGATGATGTATGCAATTGCAAGACAGACACTTGATAGAAGTTTAGTTCATATTCCACTTAAAAGTGGTAAAATGAGACAAACATCAATGGCAGCAGGAATTAGAGGAAGCAATGGAAATTATTACATAGGCTCTTATACTAACTATGCTAAATATGTATGGGTTATGCCTAGAAAAACACATTGGAGTGAACCTGGTACCTTTGGTAAATGGTACCAAGAAACATACAAAAAGTTTATGAAAAATATAGTCAGTATTTCTATAAAGGAGAATGAATTGAAATGACAAGAGAGTTATTAGAAAAGAAACAATTAATCTTAATTAAATATCTTCAAAATATAGTTAGTGGTTATACCACTGACAAATGGAAAATAAAAGCCGAATATTCAACAAATGATAATGACAGTAGGGTAATAGTCGTACAAGAACAAAGCGGACAAAAACAAGTATTTTATGGCGATATATTGCCTATGTATAATTATTATATGATTGACATATATGGACTTACAATTAAAGAGTGTAAAGAATTATCTTTATTAATAGGTAATCTAATAGGAAAATCGGAAAGAATAGAAGTTGAAAATAAAGAAACTAATAAATTGGAAAAGTGGCAAATTATATTTACTCAATATGTTAATCCACAAGCAATAGAGTATATGGATATCAGAAGAGTTGGTTATAATTCTACCTTACAATGTATTATAAGTAAGATTTATGAAAAAGATTTATAGAAAGGAAGTGTAAATATGAATGAATTTTATGTAAATAATAGAGAAGTCATTAAAAACTTAGGTTTAAATACTGGTACTAGTGCAGGCCCTGCGTTTACTCCTATGTGTACAACTACCGAAGTTGGCTTGACAACTGATTTCGAGCAACAAGACTGGTATGTTTTCTGTGATGCTATTCAAAGAAGTATAATCACTGGTGCTGCCATCTCTATTGATACTACTGTTAAAATTGATATGAATAATGCTTCTATAGTTAAAATATTAGGCGATATTCATACATTAATCAAAGATGGTACTGTTGCTCAATTCAACAATCAATTAGTACAATTTGAATTATTAACAGGAGTTCAAGAAGGAGCATTGACTTATACTAAGTATAAAGTACCTTGTACTTTGAACTTTAGTGATTTAGGTGGTGCTGCCGAAGATAGTGGCGAGTTTGCATTGACTATTGTTGTAACTGGTAAAGGAGAAGTTGTAACAGGATAAACCTATAAGGGTTGGGTTAAAAGCCCAGCCCTTTATTTTATAATAAGGAGGTGGAATAAATGAATGGAGGAGAAGTCATCTTCAAGTTTAAAGGAGATGATAAAGACCTAGAAAAAAAGACTAATGGTGTCACTGGTAAATTGAAAGCAAGTACTGTCGCTCTTGGTAATTTAATGTCTAGTGCTATTGAAAAAGTCGGTAGTTCTTTATTAGGACTTGGCAAAGATGCCTTGCAAGGCGTTGCTGATTTAGAGCAGAATATCGGAGGTGTAGAGACACTTTTCAAAGATAGTGCTGATACAGTCATAGAGAATTCTAAAAAAGCCTATACAACAGCGGGAATAGATGCTAATAAATATATGGAGCAAATAACTTCATTTAGTGCTAGTTTATTACAAAGCCTAGGCGGAGATACTGCGGAAGCAGCCAAAGTCGGCGATATGGCTATTCAAGATATGGCAGACAACTCAAATAAGTTCGGTACTGCCATTGAGAATATTCAGAATGCATACCAAGGGTTCGCTAAGCAGAATTATACGATAAAATCAATGTCTGCTTAATTAGTGATAATTAAGTAAGTGTATGTGAACCTTATCAAGGGTGTGAGATTAAAATATAAGTAGGAAATGACTTATTGAGATAATCTTGCTAACTGGGGAAGCCTAAGTCCAAAAGATATGGTTATCCAGTGCCAAGCCTAGAAATAGGAAGGTCAAACGACTATGAGTTCGTTACTCAGTACAATATCTATTGATACGATATTGGAAGTGCATACTATCTCAAATGAGATAAAGATATAGTCTAATCCCACTTTTAAATAAGTGTTAAAGTGCTAGGAAACTAGGGGTGTAAATGGTTAGATAATTTAAAACTCGGTTGAAATACCATAGCCGAGTATAAACCGAAGAATTAAGCTGGAAACCCATCAAAGAAAAGGGTAATCAGAACCGAAGGCTATACAAAGTATAGTCAGGGGCAACGCATAGAGGTTGAAAAGATATAATACCTCCACGAGGCTTCGGAACTTTATATAAGTTAAAAGATATGCTGAACTATATAGATGATAAATATATAGAAATAAAAGATAAAAAACTTTTATGTTAACAAGTGTATGGTGGCACAAAAACAGAAATGGAAAGATTACTTGCTGATGCTGAAAAGATATCAGGAGTACATTATGACATTTCTAATTTAAATGATGTATTTAATGCTATTCATGTAATTCAAGAAGAATTAGATGTAACAGGAACGACAGCAAAAGAAGCCTCTACTACTATAAGTGGTTCAATAAATAGTGCTAAGTCAGCATTTAGTAATTTCCTAAGTGGTGCAGGTGGAATTGAAGAAGTAATAAGTACCTTTACTACTGCTGGAACAAATATATCAAATGCGATAGTAAAAATGGCACCTCAAATAATAACAGGCTTAACTACTTTATTGAATAATCTAGTACCTTTAATTAGTCCTTTACTTCAAGCGATATTACCAGCATTGATACAAGGAACTTCAACATTAATAATGGGACTAGTTCAAGCATTGCCTGGTATTATTCAAATATTAATGGGTATGTTGCCTACTATAATTCAAGAATTGGCTAATCAATTACCTACATTGATACCAGTTATAATAGACGCTATTCTTAGCACTATACCTATCTTAATTGATAATTTACCTTTATTTATAGAGGCTGGTTTCAAATTATTAGGAGGTTTAATTGCTGGTATATTAAATGCTCTTCCAATATTGCTAGCCAGAGCAGGAGAAATCGTTGTTGATTTAGTTGAATATTTCAAAGGAATGCCTAAGATGATGTGGGATTGTGGTAAAAATTTAATACAAGGTCTTTGGAATGGTATTAAGTCTGCTAAAGATTGGGTACTTGACAAGATAGCAGGTATAGGTAATTCAATAATGAAAAAAATCAAAGGAATATTTGGAGTACATAGTCCATCAACAGAGTTTGCATGGGTTGGTAAGATGAATATGCTAGGTTTAGAAAAAGGTATGGAAGACATGAAAGGACAAGTTAATTCAACAGTCGGAGGAATGTTTGATGATATGTTTAGTTTATCACCTAGCCTATATGGAAGTTCAAGTACTAATTTAAGCCCACAAGTTAATGTAGTAGTAAATAATAACATGGAGCAAGACCCATTAGGACAAATGGTTAATAATATTAAAACATTTAGCGGTGGCTCTAAAAATGACTATAATTATGGAATGGGAGGAGCATAAATATGAGTAGATTAAAAATGTTAATAAATAACGAAGAAGTAGTATGCAATAAAGATTTTACTATAACAGAGGAAATGCTTGCTACTTCCTCTACCATTCTCAACAATTGTTATCCAAAAAGTTGGGAAAATGATAAAAATTATGTTTCTAGATTTTATTATCCTAAAGATTATTCAAAATGTAAGATATATAAAGATGATGTACTTGTTTTTTGTGGAGTAGTAAAAAATTCGGGTAATATAAGTCTTAATCCTAGATATCCTCACTTTTGCAGTTTACAAATATTAGATTTTAAGACTTTACTTAGCGAGGGTGAGACTTTAGACTTCGTTATAAGTAATAAGACTATAACTGAAGCAATAGAAATGATAATAGATGCAATTAAAGATTATGGCTTTGTGTTAGGTAATATCAATATCTTTGGTGCTGATGATATAATTGGTGCTTATTCTACGCAAAATAAAACTGCTTACGATGTATTTCAATATTTAGCAGATATAACAGGCTCTAAATGGTTTACAAGACTTGTTGATGAAGATAAAGTTGCTATTGACTTTTATGACCCTACATTAATGACAAGAGGGAAGAATATTGAATATAATGTTACTTGGTTTGAAGAAAATAATATAAATGACATTTCATTTAATTATGGAAGTAGAGATTATAGAAATAAACAAATAATGCAATCTGATGAAGTGTATGCTAGCATAGATTATACTGAAACATTAATAGCAAATGGATATGATGTCAATTTCTTAACATCTTCTAATATAGGTAATGTAAGAAGTATAAGTGTTGATGGTGTACCTAAGACATTTGCTACCAAATCAGACAAAGAAATAGGAATAGATGCAAATTTCTATTATACACCAGGAAAAAACCAAATAGAAAGTGAAGAAAATTATTCGGCTGGTGTTCAAATACAAATAGTATATCAACCTCTTGTAAAAGGTAGACAAATAGTGTATAATAATGATGAAGTAGACAGAGTAGCAAATCAAATAGGAAGAAAAGGAGTTATAGCAAGATATGAGAATAGAAACGATGTCCTTTCAAGTGCAGAACTTGATAAAGTAGGGCAATCTTATATCAAATATAAAGGCAGTGCAGAGGTTAATTTAAAGGTAGTAACCGATGATAAAAATATTTACAACATAGGACAAATAGTACACTTTGAAGCACCTATAGAAGATTTAACGCAAGATTATATGGTAAAAAGAAAAGAAATAAAGGTAATAAATACAACAGACCAAGAAAAAATATTCTATACTTATGAATTATCAAGTTCGTTCAATAGTGAAAGAGCAATAAATTGGTTTGATAATCAAAGAAATAAAGCAAGTGGGAATATTCAAGAGGGTGAAACTATAACTAGAAATATTGATATTGAAAATTCAGCGAATATTATTTACAACAATTTAACAGTAAGTGAGATAAGTGTAAATGGCAACAACATTTTAAATTGTGTTTTAAATGCACCATTTATAAGTTAGGAGGTAAATATGACAGATGATTATAAAAAGAACATATTAGCATATTTATGTGGAAAAACAGAAAAACAAACAGGCTATGATGTTCCTGGAATTATAACAGCAGGTTTACATATAAACAATTTATATACTGAATTAGGAGCAATAGTAGGCGAATATTTTTCTAGTATAGATAAAAATGTCGTGCATTTAAATGGATATAAGCAAGCCTTTAATAGCACCATAACTATTCTTTATGGTTATTCTGCAAATGACAGACATCCTAAGCAATATGGCTGGCTAGCATTAGTTGATGAAACATTTAAATTAATTCAAGTTATAGACACTTATTCAAGTGGTGTTGTTATGGGGTATGTTGATGATTTAGAAATAGCAAACGATGGAAGCATTTACTTAATAGAAAGAAAATATGATAATGCTGAAATACAAAGAATAGTGACATTAAATAATGTAGCAATCAAGCCTTTAAATTCTGATGCCTATACTGCAAAAATTAAAAAGGCATACCAAATATCAGATCAAAGTGCAGAAGCAACGAATTTCTTATATCAAATAATAAAAAAACACCCTAATAAGAATAGTTTTTGTTTTGGTGGCTTCAAATATGGTAGTTCAAGCCCATATAATGTTGTTACTGAATTGGTAGACCAAGGAACAGGTTCGCCAGAGATAACTACATATAATTCTAGTGTAAGTATAGTTGTAAAAGACTTATGGGCAAGTTGGGATAATGAAGATAATTTAGATTTTAGAATGGTAGGTCATGACTTTGCAAATTATAATGAAACTTATTTATTAGATAAAAGCGGTAATAGTATAAGTTCTACAAACATAAATGTTCCTATCACAACAAGTGGAGCATATATACCAAGAGCAGATATGAAAATGTTAACTAAAACAGATGTTTATTATTGCGGTTATGAATTAAAGTTATCAGAAAAAAGGGTGTATGTTATTTATAGATTAAATGGAAATTCATACAAAAACATATATGCAAAAAATGAAGAATTTAAAGCATTTGATAGAAACGAAACTACCGAAAACAGATTTGTTGTAAGCGATGGTGAATTATTTTATTATGCTAGTATATATGTAGGCGATGAAACTAATTATAAAGTTAATTATGGAAGAGTAGTTGGTGATAAAGTATATTTAAATGAAGAATTTTTTACCATAACAGATTTGATATATGCTTTTAATACATTAACTATAATCAAAGTATATAATTTATATAATATGTTTTATCAATCAAAAGATAATGGAACTTCTCATTTACAAATTTATAATGTTAATAACTACAATGGTCCTGCTTATTCAAATATAAATAGTATGGTGCCTAATCAAGGTGTGCTATATGATGGGAAAAGCAACCCTATATTTGCACGAAACTTATATAATAAAACAATAACTGGAAGAACTACTCAAAGCACTATTGAGGTACCAAATAATTACTTAAATGATAAAATTATAGCAAAAGAGAACTTATTAAGTGAAACTAATTCAATATTAATAAGTAATAATCAGACTATAACAAAGAATATATATGAAACATTAAATATAAACTTCATAAATACTTTGCAAATAAGAAATGATAATAATGAGACTAATTCTATACTTAACCCAGTAGGAGCAAGTAGATTGAATAATAGTATATCAGAAACAATCGATTATGATAATGCAAAAGCATTAAAAATAAAAATCAATTATACCGATAACACTAATTATATACTTCAATTAAAAGAAAATCAAATTGATAAAATTAGTGATAAAAATTATATGTATGACTTTGATATATATGCATCAAAAAATATAACAAATATTCAAATAATAAGCAACGATGAAACTACAATTTATCAGACTATAACTTCAACATTTGAAGTAGGTAAATTCTATAACATTACTCAAATGGTGGAAATAGTATAAAGGAGGGAGATAAAATGAAAAAGGAGGTAACTTATGATAACATACGAAGATAAAGTAGCATTAAATGAAAATGCAGATATTGCCAATATAAATAAGGTAACTGCTGGTGATATGAATGAAATAAAACAAGTTGTAAATTCTCTTGCTAATTTATTCTTTCCAATAAAAAAGGTAGTAATATTTAACGATAATGATGACCACAGTAATTATTTAGGTTTTACTTGGGAAAGAATAGCAAGTGGTAAAATGTTGGTAGGTATAGATAGTGCTGATACAGATTTTAACACTATTGGTAAAACAGGTGGAGAAAAAGAACATACATTAACTATTGATGAAATGCCAGCACACAGCCATAAATTAAAAGGTAATACAAATGTAGTTTTTGATGAAAGCTTTACATACCCATATTTATTAGCAAGTGCAAAAAGAGGTTATGCTAATGGAAGTAATATTATTTTTGGTGATGGTTATGAAATAAACGATACCACAACCAAAGGTGGTGGACAAGCGTATAACAATATGCCACCATATCAAGTGGTAGCCCTTTGGCAAAGAGTATCATAAGTGATAAATCAAATAATGTAAAATATGTCAATCACCTACCCTATTAAAAAGACAATGTCAAATAAACACCAAATAACCAAAACCATTAAAAAATAAGGCTTAATATAGTAGGGTAGGGGAGTAGTTGACATATAATTGTAAAATAAAAAGGAGGAAATATGAACGACACTATAATAGTAGCACTTATATCATTTTTAGGTACTTGTATAGGTTCCTTTGCTGGAATGAATTTAATCAAGTATAGAATTAATCAACTTGAAAAAAAAGTAGAGAAACATAATACTGTAATAGAAAGAACTTATCGCTTAGAAAATGATATTAAGTATATAAATGAAGAAATCAGAGAATTGAAAGAGAGGTGTTAAGAATGGAATTAAGTACATTAATAAGTTTAGTAACTATCATAGTAACTTGGATATTAGGTGTGATATCAAAGAAACATACTAAATTAAATAATAAATTAATACCAATGCAGAATATCGCAGTTGGATTGATAGTTGCTATTATCGAGTGGATAGTAACTAAAGATTTCAAAGTTGCTATTGCTTTAAGTGGAATAATTGCAGGCGGTACTTACGATGTATTTCATAATTTAGAAAAAATAGTAAAAGGAGAGTAGATAATATGGAAGAAATTAAATTAACTGAAGAAATGGAATTAGAACTAAGTAATGGTAAAGGGGATGAAGTAGATGAGTAAGTCAAGTCTAACACAAATAATAGTACCTGCTGATGAAGGAAATTATAGTAAGGGTAGGTCAGGTAGAAAAATAGAACAAATTTGTTTGCATCATATGGCAGGAGTTCTTTCAGCAAAACAATGTGGTAGAATATTTCAAGCAAAAGGCAGATATGGCAGTTCTCACTATGGTGTAGGTTATGATGGTAGTATCGCTAATTATGTAGATGAAGAGGATACTGCTTGGACTAATAGTAATTGGGATAGCAACTGCAAGTCAGTAACTATTGAAACATCAGATAATGATAATTCGTGGTATGTTAACGATACTACTTTAAATGCTGTTATTAAATTAGTAGCAGATATTGCTAAGAGAAGAAATTTAGGAAAATTAGTACCAGGAAAGAACTTAACTTGGCATAGTATGTTTACTAATACTACTTGTCCTGGTGATTACTTAAGAAGTAAAATGCAATACATCGCTGATGAAGCAAATAATATAAATGGTTATGGGACTAATAATGATACAACAGGAGTAATAACATATCAAGCATATACACATAGATGGTATAGCGAAGTTAATAAATGTGATGATACAGAAATGGGATATGCTGGTTTTAATAATGAATATATAACAGCATTTAGATGTAAACCTCAATATGGGACTATTACTTATCAAGCAAAAATAAGTGGTGGAGAATGGTTACCACCAGTTAGTAGTAAAAGTTATTCAGATGAAACAGGGAATTCATATGCAGGGATATTTAATAAACCAATAGATTTAGTAAAAATAAAATCAAGTTGTGGATGGGTAAAATATCAAGTTAAGACAAAAGAAGATGGATGGCTTCCGATGGTAGATAGTAGAACTGAAACAGGTTCAGAAAGTTATGCAGGAATAAAAAATCACAAAATTATTGGAATAAGAATGTATTAGAAACTAGTCTTTTCTAGTTTCTTTTCTTTACATATTTTAAAAATTATGATATAATTAAATTGGTTGAAATAGGAAGGAGCATTTAATGATGGGTAGGACTATTTCAACCTAAAAACCTACTTATCATTAAGTGCTTTTTCTATACCAGAAAGTAGGCAAAAATGAAAGAAATATGGAAAAAAATAAAATATTCTGATGAATATGAAGCAAGTAATATGGGAAGATTTAGGCATTTATACATAAATAGATATGATATAAATACTAAAAAAATAAAAAAAATACAACATATAACTTATATAAATCCACAAACTGATGGCGAATATTTAGTTGTTAGAATTTATAATGGCAGAGAAAATTATAAAATATTAAAAGTGCATAGATTAATAGCAGAAACATTTTTAGATAAAACTAATTTTAAATACATTAATGAAGATGATAGACTAAAATATATAAATAATTTAGATAAACTATGTGTAAACCATAAAGATGAGAATAAGGCAAATAATAATGTAAATAATTTAGAATGGTGTACTCATAAATATAATATAAGATATAGCAAAGCAAAAAAAGTAAAACAATATGATTTAGAAGGAAACTTTATAAAAATATGGGATAGTATAAAAGATGCAAGCTTAAATCTTAAAATAAATTCAAGTAGTATTTGTTGCTGTTGTAAAGGAATATATAAAACCTGCGGCAATTATATATGGAGATATGCAGAGATAGAAAAAGTCGAATAAATAATCTGAGATATTAAAGAGAGTTAAAAAAAATTAACTCTTTTTTCTTTATTTTATAAGGGTTTATAAAGAAAATGTAAAAAAACTAAAGAAATTTCATTTAATGTATTGACAAATGTAAATACATTATGTTATAATAATATTGTAATTAAGGAAAGGAAGAGATGAAAAATGAAAAGAGAAGAAATACTAAAAGAATTAAGAAAGGTTGAATTAGAAAGAATTGAAATGGATATGTATGGTGGCGAAAAAGAAGAATACATAAAACTATGTGAAAAAGAAAAAGAATTAAGAGAAAAATTATATAATGCAGATTATAGAGAAATAACAAATGATGAAGTTAAAGATTTCATAAGAGTAGGATATTAAGGAGGAAAAATAATGAAAAAGATAATTAAATGGTTAAAAGATAATTTAGACATGGATTTATATGAATATTATGGAGTTAAGAAAGGAGAAAGAATATAATGAAAAAGGTTTTAAGAGATAATAAAGGAGTAATTATATTTTATGCAGAATTAGTTATAATTACATTAATAGTATTAAATAATTTATAGAAAGGAAGTGATAAGATGATAAATAATGATGATATGATAAGAATAAGTTTATTAACATTATTATCAATTGTAATTGGAGCAATAATTACTTATGTTGAGTTTACTTATAACAGATATGATGTTAATAGAGATGGAAAAGTAACATCTGCAGATTATGTAGAAATTAAAAATTATATAATGGAAAAATAAAAAGGAGAATAAAGATGAAAAAGAATTAGGAGGGAAATAATGGAAGAATTTAAATTGCAGTTCTACTTCAATTTATATAAAAATACTTCTATGGATAGTAGAAATGATTTCAGAGCAAAGTTTCATAAGAGACATGGGGATTTTCGTTATTTAAATGAATTGATAAGGATGATAAAAAATTATCAAATAAAAACATTTGGTTGCACTTTACACGAGGGATATAATAGCAGGTTAAAGCAACAGACAAATGCCTACCTAAGAGGAAGAGAAAGAAAGAAATCAAATGGGAGGAGGTGGAGAAATTATGAATAATGTTTATATAAATTTAAAAGAAAAAAACATTTGTGACCCAATAAATGATATATTTAAAAATCAAGATTTAGTATCTATTGAAGAACTTGTTGATAAATTAGAAGATTATTATGCAGAAATAGAAAAACAACAAGAAGAAATTGAAGATTTAAAAGAATATAAAAATCAATATTGTGAATTGTACGACCAATATTGTAGATAGGAGATAATATGAGAAAGAAAACAAAAACAAGAGTATTAAATATTAGGCTTTCTGAATGGGAGTTTAATGAATTAGAAAAAGCAACAAAATTAACAAGGCAAAGTAAAACATCGTTCTTAATAATGGCAATGCTTGAAAAAATACAAAGAATAGGAGGTAAATAATGGAAGAAAAATTATTTTTATTTAACCCTTTTAATATAAAAAACATAAATGAAAAAGAACTTGCTAGTATGTATCAAGAAGTATTTAAAAAGATTATAGATGAGCCTAATTCAATGTATTTATATGCTCATAATATAGAAGTTTATTCCAATCTTAATTACATAATAGGAGAAGTAATAGCAAGACTTACCAAAGACATAATAGAATTAAAAACACAAATAGAAATAGATAGAGCAATAAAAACAACAGAAGAGCGAAAGAATTGGAATACTGAAAGAGATGGGAAAGCACCCGCTATGGCTTATTTCGAGGCTCTAGGAACTCGTTTCTGCAAAGATAGTATAAATAGACTAGCAGACAAAGAATGCTCGTTAAAAAGGTTTAAAAATGCTTATACAAGTACAGAAAATAAAATTAATGCTCTAAAAAAGAAATTAGAAAGTATAAAGTTTGAAGAATTTAATAATTAAGGGGGAGATATTAAAAAGATAATATTTCTTCTTTTTATATATTGACATACCCACTTAAATGGTGTATAATCAATTTAGATAAGAAAGGTAGGTGATAAAATGAAACTATTATTTAGATTTATGAAGAAAGCAGACAAGGATAGAAATAGAATAACTATACCACAATTTCTAATTAATAAATATGGTAGTGAATTCTATTTAGAATTCTATGATGATGAAACTATTAAATTAGTACCAGTTAAAAAGGAGGAAAAATAATGGCAAAATTCAAAGTAAATAAAACAAAAGATTACACTATAATGAGCAATTACCATTTAAAAGAAAAAAATATGAGTTTAAAAGCAAAAGGACTTTTAAGTGTAATGTTATCTTTGCCAGACAATTGGGACTATTCAATATCAGGATTAATAGCAATTAGTTTGGAAAATGAAACATCTATAAAAAGTGCATTATCAGAATTAAAACAATTTGGATATTTAGAAATAATTAAATTAATGCCTAATGAAAGTGAAACAGGAAGAATTGATTATATTTATAATATCTACGAAAAACCAAAACAAGAGGGTAAAAAACAAGAGGTAGAAAATCTACCCCTAGAAATTCTAGCGGTAGAAAATCAAGGACAATTAAATACTAATAATAAATATAATAATATAAATATTATTAATACTAAAAAACAAAATATAGATTATATAAATAATAATAGTAGTAGTATAGAGAAACGCGATACGATTTATGACTTCTTAGAACAAAACTTTGGAAGAACATTAAATAGTATTGAAATTGAAATGATAAAAGAATGGAATGATAATGAATTAACTAGATATGCAATTAAACAAGCAGTATTAAATGGTAAATATAATGTTAAATACATAAATACAATATTAGTTAATTATAGAAATAATTCCATAACAACAGTGCAACAAGCACAAGAGGAAGAAAAAGTATTTAAAAGTAAAAAAGAAATTAAAAAATCAAGAACATCCACTATGGATGAAACAATTAAGGAGATATATAATGGAACAATTAAACTTCAGTAAAATAGTTAATATATTAAGAATAGCCTATCCATATTATTTTAAAGATATGGAAAAAGAAAGCACAATTATGTTTAATCAACTATATTATAGCAAATTAAAAAAATATGATTATATAGTGGTATCAAGTGCTATAAACAAGATAATTGAAAAAAGTGAATTCATGCCTACTATAGCAGAAATATTAACAGAATGTGATAAAGAGACAAGAAGATTATACAAAATAAAAATAGATAAAATGTATGCAAATGGTTTCTTTAAGACAGATCAAGAATATGGAAAAGCCTTACAATGGCTCTTTGAGGACAAGCCTATCGTGCCTAATTGGTTGTTAGAAGAAATCAATGGATATGAAGAAAAATTATTAATATCAAAAAAATAAATAAAAATGTAAAATATAGTTGACAAAAATTAAAATAAGATGTATAATTAATATGTAAATGAAAGGAGAACAAAGAAAATGAAAGAAATAAATATTAAATTAATGAATATTCAACAAGAATTAAAAGCACCAAAAGGACAATATAATTCTTTTGGTAAATATGCTTACAGAAGTTGTGAGGATATATTAGAGGCAGTGAAACCTTTATTAAAAAAAGAAAAAGTAGTATTAACAATAAGTGATGAACTTCAATATATAGGAAATAGATACTACATAAAAGCAACAGCAACACTTATAGATATTGAAAGTGAGGCAATCATAAGTAATAGTGCTTATGCAAGAGAAGAAGAAACAAAAAAAGGAATGGATGGAAGTCAAATAACTGGGGCAAGTAGTAGTTATGCTAGAAAATATGCTTTAAATGGTTTATTTGGAATAGATGATAATAAAGATAGTGATACTACTAATATTCAAAGTAAAGAAGAAAAAGAAGATAAAAAGGCAAGTCCTAAACAAATAGAACTTATACAAAAATATTATCAAGGCGAAAATTTAACTAAATTACTAGAAGTAAATAACCTTGAAAAGTTAGAAGATATGTCTATTAATAAAGCAAGTGAAATATTAAGTAAATTATTTAAAAAGAAAGATGAGGAATAATTATTATGCAAGAAAACGAAGTGAAAAAAGTAGATTTATATAATTTTATAGTAAAAAAAGAAGATAACTATCAATTAGCAGATATAATTACATCAGAATTAAAAATGATAGATGAAGAAAAAAAAGAATTAAAAAGAAAAGAAGATGTAATAAGAGAAACTTTATTAAAAGAAATGGAAGATAAAGGCATTATAAAAATATCAGATGAAAATATTAGTATTACTTACAAAGCACCAACAGAAAGAGAAACATTTAGAACAAAAGATTTTAAAAAAGATTTACCTGATTTATATGATACTTATGTAGAATTTACACCAGTTAAAAGTTCATTATTAATCAAGATTAAATAATAATATGAAAAGGGGAAGAATAATGAAAGAAATATGGAAAGATATAAAAGATTATGAAGGATTATATCAAGTAAGCAATTTAGGAAGAATCAAAAGAATTGGAAAATATAAAAATCAATTTACTTCATGGGAAAGCAATAAAATACTTACTAACAACATCGGAACAGATGGTTACTATCATATCATGCTGTCAAAAGATAATAAAAAAAGAATGTATTTAGTACACAGAATTGTTGCTAAAACATTTATAGGAGAACCAGATAATAAACAAGTTAATCATATTGATGGCAACAAACTAAATAACAACATTAATAATTTGGAATATTGCTCTGCAAGAGACAACTTGATACATGCTTTAAATTTAGGACTTAAAAAAAGGAAAATACCATTAGAAAAATATGAGTATATTTATAACGAAAATAAAAAAGGAAAGTCATATAAAAAATTGGCAAAAGAATTTAATGTTGGTAAAACAAAAATATATGACATTATTCAAATTGAAAAGGAAAAGGAAAAGAAAAATGAAAACATGGCAGTTAGGTAATCATCTTTTAGAATTTATAGAAGAAACACATACCTATGTATGCGATGGTTTAATAGTACCTAGTGTATCAACTATATTAAAAACTAAATTTAATGATTATGTAGGTGTTTCAAAAGAAGTATTAAATCGTGCTGCAGAACTAGGAAGTAACTTACACCTTGCTATTGAATTGTTTGAAAAAGAAGGTAAAACAAGTGATTTAAAAGAATTTAAAAATTATTTATTCCTAAAAAAACATTACAAAATAGAAAACCTAGAAAACGAAATACCTATTATATATGAAAAAGATGGAAAAGTAATATATGCAGGTACACTAGACCAGTTATGCAAAGTAGATGGAAGGTTATGTATAAATGATTTTAAAAGAGTATCAGCACCTAATAAAGAAAAAATAGCATTACAGGTAAATTTATATAAAATAGGATACGAGCAAACATATCATAAAAGCATAGAAATATTATCTTTTATGCATCTAAGAGAAGAAAAAAGAAAATTCTATAAATTGCCAGTAAATGAAGAAATGGCAATAAAATTAGTAAAAGAATATTTGGAGGAAAAAGAAGATGTATAGATTTAAAAAAGAAAAGTTTTATAAAATAAAATTAAATCAATCAAAAATAGCAGAAGAAGTTGGAATAACTAGACAATATATGAATAGTATATATAACCAAACAACACTATGCAAAAAAACAACAGCATATGCTATAACAAAAAGCATAGATAATAATGCTGAAATAAAAGATTTTTTTGAAGAAGCAAGATAATGAGTATTAGAAGTCAATGGTGTGAGTTTGATAAAGATACTAGAAAATACATAAAAAAAAGAGATAATAACAGATGTATCTTTTGTGGAAAAAATGGGGCTTTACAAATAGCACATATATTCTTATCAAGGGCGAAAGGTGGAAAAGGTTGCAAAGAAAATGGAGTTATGTTATGTATTAAATGCCATCAAGCATTAGATAATGGTAAAGATACATCATTAAGAGACCAAATAAGCCAATTTTGTAGGTCATATTTAATTAAAAAAGAAAACATAATAGATTTATCTAGTTTGATGAAAACACTTAAATATGATAAAAAAAATAGCCTTAGAGAAAGAATTATAATATCAGAAGAGAAAAAAGAAATAAAAGATAGATGTAAAAATTGCAGATTATTAGAAAAAAGGCAAGTAAAAGGTAATTCAATACCTACATATTATTGTAGATACAGAAAAATAAGAATAACAAAAAATACAGAAGCTTGTAAAGATTTTAGGAGGATAAAATGAAACCAAATGAATTAACTGAAAAGGAAATAAAAAAGTTACAAAAAAAGTATCCACAAATTAAAAAAAGAATACCTAAAAAAAGATTAACTAAAGAAGAAATACAATATAGACAAGTGAAAAGAAAAGCAAAATGTGAGAATATATGTATATTCTTAATAACTATGTTTTTCTTAACAATGATAATAGCAAGTATATTAGTTCTTTACTTGATGTGGACTTATAAGTGGTAAGGAGGATTAAATGCTTATATTATATATACCATTAATATTCTGGGGGTTAATTGGTATAGGTGCAATTATTGGATTAATTATAATGGTAAAGGAGTGGAAAAATGAAAATAATAGATAAAAATATATTTGAAGAATTGAATAAATTAATGATGTTAAAAAAAGATTATCAAATTTTTTTAACTGATTTAAAATCAAAACCTTACATAAACAAAATTTCTTTATCAAAAGGAAGTGTGGAAATATATTTAGATGATAATGACATTGAATATTTAATCAAATATTATGAAGAAAAAATAGAAAAAATTAATGAAAAACTAAGTAAATTTAGTTTGACTAAATTAAATGATGAAATAGAAATAATCGAAGAACTAAAGAAGATAGAAAAAATACAAAGATGTGATGATATTAAAATGACACATTATAGCGAGTTATACGACCCTACCGAAAATGAAAAAATTTTAGGAATTAAACTTAATGAATTAATTGATGAAGTAAATAAATTAAAAGGAGAAAAGTAATGGAATTATGAAAGATATAAATATAAATTATGAGGGTTTGAACTTTGAAGAAAAGATTACATTAAAAATAAATTATTTATTAAGTTTACCAGCAAGTGAAGCCGTAAAGAGTGCCTTGCTTAACTTGAAGTGGGTACTAGAGATATACCAAGAAGAAAAAGTGAAAGGGAAAACTAGATAATGGAACCTCATAGAAGAAAAGAATTAATAAAAATTAGGAAATTTTTTATAAAAAGATATAAACTAGCAAAACTATTTGGAGATAAGTATTATATCAAATATTTTGCTAAACAAATAAGAGAAATAGATAAAGAATTGGAGGAGAAATAAAAATGAGCCAAAATAGTGAAAGAAAAATATTAAGAGAAAGAGAAAAAAATAAATTAAAAGAAATACACAATACATACAATAGAAAGCCAAAAGAAATATGCCCTAAGTGTCATAAAAAAAGTTTATTTATGACTAATAGTAAAAATGAAGTATATTGTATAAGATGTAATAATTTAGTTGCAATAAAGAAATAATTATGCTATAATAGGAAGTGGAAAAGTAGGAGAACAAGCAAAAACTAAAAATATTATTTTCTTATAGACATTATTTATTCCTTTCAGAGATATAAAATGTTTGTTCTCCAATAAAATATTCTTTTATGAAATTATGTGTTTGCCTTTAGTGAGTTTGATAATTTCTAACTTTTTTAGAATTGGAGGATAAAATGAAATATGAATTTATTAAAATTGACTTAGATACTTATAAATTAATTTATACTAATAAAGAAAAAAAAGAAGTATCTATTGAATTCAAAAGAACAATTGAAATGGCTGAAAAACTGCAAGGAATTGTAGCAACTGCAAGACTTAATATGTATAAAGAATTAAGCAAACAAGGAATAACAAAAAATGACCTTATAATCAAAAAAGATGATGGAAAAGGTCATATAACTTATGATGAAACTAACTATCAAGAATATGAAAAATTTTATATTCAATTAGAAGAGGCTATCATATTAAATGAAATGATAGAAAAATTATTTGGTAAGAACATAAAAGAGTTGTTTGATGATATGGGTATTGATAACATACCAGAAGCAGAACAACCAATGCAACTACAATTATTTAGTTCGAAATTAGGACAGATTATTAACAAAGGACTAGATGATACTCCCAGTGAGGGAAATAAAGAATAATTATAGCAAAAAAACAAGCAATAAAACAATATTTTGCTTTGCTTATCAAGAGGACTTAGACCAAGCATACGCATTTTATTGTAGTAGATATGAAAACATCTCATATAAAGAATTTATGCAATTGGGTTTATTTGAATTTAAAAAGAAATTAGGGAGTGTACCTAAAACTGAACCTTTGTATGATATTATAAAATCAAGAACAATAAATATAGCAAACATAAAAGATAAAGAAGAGCGAAAATATTGGAGAGAATTAAGAAGAATTAATCAGATACCTCAGATATTTATACCTACAAAAGAAGTGTTTGATAATTTAAAGGGAAGATTAAAAGAAACAAGTCAATTAGGAGGAAAATAAAAAATGGAAAGAGATTTAATTAAGTTTAATAAAAATATAACAAAGGTAACAAAAGAAATAGCAAAATATGAAGATGAAAAAGGAAATTATATGTTAATACCTACAGGACAATTATTATGTAATGTAGAATATATGGAATTAGATGAAATAAGTTACAAGAAAGCATTATTTGAAATGATAATTGATAAAAATGCAGAATATAATAAAATTACAATCACTAAACCTGTGGACAAATATACTAAGACTAAAAATGAAAAAGATAAAGGTACTATCATAGATGCCGAAGTAGAAGTATCACAGGTATGGGTAGTCAAAAATGGTTTAGGTTTAACAAAAGCATATAATAGCAAGGAAAAAGCCTTATCTTATGTAGAAGAAATCAATAATAAATATTTAGAAATGGCAGAGGTGAAATAATGAGAGAAAAAGCAAACGAATTAATGAATGCCATTTATAAGGAAGAAACTCAATAAAAAATTGTCAACACGAGAAATGCTTTTACCGACATTGCAACTTATATACTTGAAAATTTGAAAGATAGCAGAGAAAAAAGTTTAGCAATGACAAAAATAGAAGAAGCCTGTATGTGGGCAATAAAAGGCATCACTAGAGAGAAATAGGTGCAATTATGAAAGATTAAAAGATATAATTAAGTAGGTGGTATAAATGGAAATAGTATATAAAAAGGTAAATGATTTAATACCATACATAAACAATTCAAGAACTCATAGTGAAGAACAAATAAATCAAATAGTGGCAAGTATAAATGAGTTTGATTTAATTAAAATAAAATAATTGTAATTTGGATTTTATGGGACAAAAATATATACTAGGTATGTTATTATGTTAAACAGAGTAAATCACAAAAAACAATATAAGAATGTTGATGTATGTGATGAATGGAAAAGTGATTTTATGACATTTTATAATTGGTCTATGGAAAATGGTTATAGAGATGATTTAACTATTGACAGGATAGATAATTCAAAAGGATATAGTCCTGATAATTGTAGGTGGGTTGATTTAAAAACACAAGCAAATAATAGAACTAATAATGTTGTTATAGAAGATAATGGAGAAAAAATGACATTATCACAACTAGCAGAAAAATATAATATACCAAAATACATAGTGTATAATAGATATAAAGCAAAATGGAGTATTGAAGATATAATAAATAAGCCAATAGATGTAACTAAAAGGAGTAAAAACTATGGAAAATAAATTAAAAGTTGAGTATGTTCCAATAGATAGTGTTAAAAAATATTGTAACAATGCAAAGTTACACCCAAAAGAACAAATAGAACAAATAAAAAAATCTATTGAAAATTTTGGAATGAATGACCCTATTGGAATATGGAATAATGAAATCGTAGAAGGGCATGGGAGAATACTTGCTTGCAAAGAATTAGGCTATAAACAAATTCCAGTTATAAAATTAGACCATTTAACAGATGAAGAAAGAAAATCATATATAATAGCACATAATAAATTGACAATGAATAGTGATTTTGATATTGATATATTAAGAACTGAATTAGAAAACTTAAAAGAGCTAGACTTTGATTTAGAATTAACAGGATTTAATGTTGATGAATTAGATGACATATTTCAAGTTGAAGAAGAACAAGAAATAGTAGAAGATGACTTTGACATTGAACCACCAGAAGAGCCTAAATCAAAATTAGGAGATATTTATCAATTAGGAAATCATAGATTAATGTGTGGCGATAGTACAAGTGAAGAAGATGTTGAAAAACTTATGAATGGCAATAAAGCAGATATGGTATTTACAGACCCACCTTATGGAGTTGATTATGAAGGAATAAATAATGATAGTAGAAATGGATTAGAGAAATTATTAGATACAGCATTTAAAAACATGTTTAATAATTCAAAAGAAGGTTCTAGTGTTTATTGTTTTCACAGTGATAGATGTGCAGATATATTTCACAATATTTTTAGAAAATATTGCCATTTTAGTTCAATGATTATTTGGAAAAAGCAAAGCCTGGTATTGTCTCAAACTGATTATCAATCAATTCACGAACCTTGTTTATATGGCTGGTTTAATAATGGAAATCATAATTTTTACGGAGATAGAAAGCAGATATCAGTATGGGAATATGAAAGAGAAACTATTGAAGGACATACAACGCCTAAACCTGTCAAACTAATATGTAATGCTTTAAATAATTCTTCAAAAGAAAACAATTACATATTAGATTTATTTGGTGGTAGTGGTTCAACATTAATTGCTTGCGAACAATTAAATAGAAATTGTTATATGATGGAACTTGACCCCAAATATATTGATGTAATAATACAAAGATGGGAAGGATTTACTGGTAAAAAGGCAATTAAGTTAAATTAAAGGAAGTGATATTATGGTAAAAGGAGATACACCAGCACAAGATAAAATTGATAAGAAACAATTTGAAAATTTATGTGGGCTTCAATGTACTTTATTAGAAATATGTGATTTCTTTGATGTTGAAGATGATACTTTAAATAGTTGGTGCAAGAAAACTTATGGTACTACATTTTCGGAAGTATTCAAGATAAAAAGAGGCAAAGGTCAAATATCACTTCGTAGAACTCAATGGAAATTAGCAGAAAAAAACCCTACAATGGCTATATTTCTAGGAAAACAATATCTAGGTCAAACCGATAAAGTTGAAACAACAGGAGAAATGAGAGTAATGCCTACTATTAAAATGGAAGTAGTAGATAATAGTAATTTGGAGAGTGTGTTATATGAAGAAAATAAATAGGCTTTTAAAAAAAATATTTGGAATAAAGCGTCCAGCCAAAGTGATAACTGTTAATGTTACAGTCTTTCATTCTGAAGAGAACTTATTAAATTTATTAAAATCACAATTGGTAAGTAAAAATAATTAGTAAGAAGGTGTTAAAATGACATATCATGTAGGAATAAAGAAATTATCTGATTATATTCCTGAATTGAAAGAGTTTGAAAGAAATGGGTTTTTATTTACAGAAGCGGGAGGAGACGAAACAGGAATTTATTTTGAATTTATAAAAAGAAGTTTGGAAAACAATTTTGAAATAAGTGGCAGAATATCAATAAATTATGATGAATATGGAAAAACCCAAAAAGACTTAAAAGAAATATTAGAAGATGAATTAGGTTCGATTTATGATAAAAATGGCAAGTAGTAAATATAAACCGATAGGAACATATTTAAAATATCACAACACCAAAGTTATCTATAATGGAATAAAGTTCGATAGTATTTACAAAAATAAAGAAAAATGATATAATTAATTTGTCGAGGTAGTAAAAGAGCATTTAATGATGTCTAGGGACTATCTCGACAATAATCCTAGGTGTCATTAAGTGCTTTTTTACCTCATAGGAGGAAAATATGGAAACAATAACTTGTGATAATTGCAAAAAAGAATTTAAAATTTATAAATGTTATTTAAAAAGAAAAAGGAAAAATAGATTTTGTTCAAAAAAATGTGAAAGTGAATTTAAAAATTATAATAATACAATAGAAAGTTGGCAAGGTGGACATATATCAAAAAGCACAGGATACAAATATATTGAATATAATGGTAAACAAATAGAAGAACATAGGCTTGTAATGATGAAATATTTGGGTAGAGAATTAAAAACTAATGAACACGTTCATCATATAAATGAAAATAAATTGGACAATAGAATAGAAAATTTGATGTTATTAACTGCTTCTGAACATAAAAGATTACATTGCTTAAAAAACAAGCATATGATTATTTGCAAAGCAAAAATTGTTATGCAAAAGAATTAAGAAAAGGAAATTTGTTTAAATATGAAAGAATATACAAGAAAAAATAAGTATAAAAACGAAATAACATATTATAAAGATATAAGATTTTCAAGTAAAAAAGAAATGCGAAGATATATACAATTAAAACAATTAGAAAAAGCAGGAATAATAAAAGAATTAGAATTACAACCAAAGTTCTTATTACTAGATACAATTCATTATAAAGGCAAAACATATCCTAAAACCTATTATATTGCTGATTTTAAATATAAAACAAAAGATGGAGTAGAAATAATTGAGGATGTTAAATCTAAAATAACAAGTAAAGATAAAACATATAGAATAAAAATAAAATTATTGTTATATAAATATCCTAATATTGAATTTAGAGAAATAATATAATGGGCAGGAGAGAGAAATGAAAGAGGAGTGGAAAGATATCAAAGACTATGAAGGACTATATCAAATTAGTAATTTAGGTAGAGTAAAAAGTTTATCAAAAACAAGAAAAGATAAAATGGGAAGAATTTACAATATAAAAGAAAAAATATTAATACCACAAAAATATAAAAATGGATATTATTATGTTTCTCTATGTAATGGCACAACAATAATTAAAGAAAAAGTAAGTAGGCTAGTAGCAAAAATGTTTATAGAAAATAAATATAATCTTCCAATAGTTAATCATATTGATGGAGATAAACTTAACAATAGTGTTTCTAATTTAGAATGGTGTAGTTATAGTGAAAATCTAGAACACGCTTATAAAACAGGCTTAAGAAAAAACATAAAAATTAAAAACATATAATATAACAGCAAAAGACAAAGTATATAGGCTTAAAATAAAAATGTTATTAACAAAATATCCTGATATAGATTTCGTAGAAGTAATATAGTATAATTAAATCGTGGGAAGCATACGTACCATAAGAGTATGCAAGATAACTAGGTGTGAGGTGGGCTAGGTTATCAATTATTAATAAACAAAAGGCTACTTTATAGGTAGTATACTGATGATGTATGCCCACTAATTTAATTAGGAGGACTTAATCGCTTATAAACGACTAGTTATATCATCAGTATAGTGCTTATAAGAAATATATAAAAGACCGTACCGAGTTTAACATATTAAGTTATGGTTTAAAAAGTCTCGGAAGAAGTTGCTGACTGAAAAAACTAAAACGCAAGGTTTGGTTGACCTTTATATTGATTATAAGCACTACTAAACCAAACCCCTTTATAAGTACTGCTATTAAGCAGTACACTGATAATATGCAAGTGTAGGTTAGGTTCGCCAATGTGGCACTATATTTCTAACAGGCTAACTACTTTAGAAAACTAGACATATTATCGGTGTAGTGTTTAATAACACTGGAAAGAAAAAGGAGGTGTCAGAAATGGCAAAAAAAAGTAACACTGGAAAGAAAAAGGTTGATATTATTAGTTTAGATAATAAGCCGGTTAATCCACAAGTTCAAGAGGAAAAAGTAGAAGTACCTACTAAGTTTGTTAAGGCTATGCCTAACATTCCGAAAACAGCGGAAAGTAAAATCAAATTAAATAATGGAAGAGTATATAAAGACTTAGGCAATGGCTATGGTATGTATTCTGATAATGGACAAGTATTTAGACTTAAATAGGAGGTAAATATGGAGTTTATTAAGTTAAGAGAAGATAGATATTTAATCAAAGATAGTAATGGCTTGATTGTATCTAACGAAGAGAAACTAAAATTAGAAAAGAAAGAATTAATTATTAAAGATATAGAAAGTAATGAGTGTCAAGGTAAGACTACTCAAAGAATTGAAGAAATAGATAGGGAGTTGGAAAATGGAAACAAGTCTAAATCTAACACTATCAAAAAAGCAAAGTCAACTACTAAATGATATACTTACCCCTAATCTAACTGAAATATATGTATTAGGTAGTACTCAGAGTGGCAAGACCTTTGATATATGTTTAGGGTGTATCTTATATGCACAAGCCCTGTATCGTTATAATCCAAATGAAACTTATTTCGGTTCTATAACTGGTTGGAGTTTAGAGACATTAAAAGGTAACATCTTAGAACCTTTAAAAAAGTTTCTAGATGATATGAAATTAGAAAAAGGAAGAGATTATATATTAAGGTGGCAGACTGATGAAAAGTATCTAGAGATATACAATATCAGATATTATTTCTTTGGTTTTAATAATGTTCTTGCATTCAACAAAATATTAGGTAAACCTTTGATATTTGAGTGGATAGATGAAAGTGCTAGAATATACTCGCAAGATAATTTAAGAGAGCCATTTAATGAATTTCCTGGTAGACAAGTATCTTATGCAGACCATCCTTATTTAAAGACTATACATTCATTCAATGTTGAGGGTGGGGAAAATCATCCATATAAGATTGACTACATAGATAAGAAACCTTATGCTAAACATTATTCTTTCTTCCCTTATGACAACCCTAAGATAAAAACAGAAGAAGCAATGCGAAAGGTATTAGAAATGTTTCCACCTGGAAATCTAAGAGAACAAAAAATATTTAATAGATGGATACTTGCTACTGGTAGAGTATTCAATACTATAAACACTATAGACAACTTAGATAATTATGCTTTTAGAGAAATAGGGATAGGAATAGACTACGGAAATTCAAACCCTACTACATTTGTACCAATTGCACTGGCATATAATAAAGTTGAAAAGAAATGGGTATTGATTAGGTTAGAAATATATTATCATAACGCTAAAGAAGAACAAGATAACCCTACAACTGAATATTTTAGCAAGCAATTAAGATTATTCTTGTTGTATCTTAAAAGTGAGTATGGACAAGTTCCTATAACTACAATAGTATTAGATAGTGAAGCAACACATTTTCATAATAGATTATTAGCAGACAATATTCCACATTCTTTAGCAGTAAAAGGACCAGGTTCGGTGGTAGAAGGAGTACAGCATTTGCAATCATTGTTCTACAAAAAATATTTCTTTATATATAAACAAAATTCTATAAAACATATAACGGACAATGGCGAATTAATATATAGTAGTAAAGATGAGGGAATATTGGAATTAGAAAGTTATAGATATGACTTAAAGACAAGTGCTAAAACAGGTAAAGAGGCTTATGTAAAAGAGTTTGACCATCATATAGATGCTTGCTTAATAGGAGATACTATTATCACAACAGATAAAGGCAATTTCAAAATAATTGATTTAGTTGGAAAAAAAGGAAATGTTAAATGCTTTGATGGAAGTAAATTTATATATAGAAAATTTAAAGATGTAAGGCTTACAAAAAGAAAACAAGACATATATAAATTAAAATTATCAAATGGTTATGAATTAAAAGGAACATACGAACATCCTGTATTAACTACAAAGGGCTATAAGAAATTAGGAGAATTAACTGAGAAAGATAAAATCATTTGTAATTGACACGATTAGATATTTATTGTATAATTAACTAGGAGATGGTTACATGATAAAATATGAAAATGGTTATGCTTATGTTGATGGTTATAAATTTAAGAAAAATACAAGAGATAATTATTATTTATCTTCTACCAATATTGGCAATAGAAGAAAACGTTTACACATTTATATATGGGAAAAGTATAATGGAGAAATACCAAAAGGTTATGATATACACCATATAGACCATAATAAAGATAACAATGAAATAAGCAACCTTAAAATGCTATTAAAAAGAGAACATAGCATATTACATTCAAAAGAATTAACCGAAGAACAAAAAGCAAAAAAAATAAAGAATTTTAATGAAAAGGCAAGACCAAAAGCAATAGAATGGCATAAATCAAAAAAAGCAGAAAAATTCCATAAAGAACAATATAAAATTTCTCTAGGGAAAATGAAACCGCAAAAAATTACTTGTGAAAATTGTGGGAAAGATTATTATTCAATTTGTAATGGCAGAAATAAATTTTGTTCTAATAAATGTAAAAGTGCTTATAGAAGAAAAATAGGAGTAGATAATATTGAAAAAAAATGTATCAAATGTGGAGAAAAATTTGAAGTTAACAAATATTCAAAAAGAGAGCAATGTTATAATTGCTACCCCAGTAGAAATAAAAAAGCTTCCAAATAAAGAAGATGTTTATAATATGGAGGTAGAAGAAGTACATAATTTTATTGCTAATGGAATTGTAGTTCATAATTGCAGATATCTACTTGCAGAATGGAAAGAACAAGATAAATGTCCAATTGTTTAGGAGGAATAAATGGAACTAAGGTGTAAGGCTAGTAAAAGATTTTTATTAGAGATAAACATAGAAGAATATTATAATAATTTAAAAAAGATGGGTATAGATATAACAACTCCATTAAGAATAAAAATACCTTGTCAAAAATGTAAAATGATAGAAGAATATGAGATATACCCATCACATTATAATCACGTAAAGAGTTATAAAAGAGATGTTGACAATAATAAATAATTATGCTATAATTTAAGAGATAGAAAAGTGCGAAAAAGTGTGTCGTAAACATAAGAAGCATAGAGATAGAAATATCTTTATGCTTTTTATTTTATAGAAAGGAGGTATAAAATGATTAAATTATGTATAAATATAGGACAATTAATTTTAAATATTGTAAATGTTATAAATAATAAAATAAGTGAAATCAACGAAGCAATAGAAAAAAATAAAAAATGGAAATTATATCTCTATTTAAAAGGACAATGTATTAAATGTTTAAAAATAGATAAAGACTTTGCTCCTATGGGTAAGTTCTATGTAGTAAAAGTAAGAGGCATGAAACATTTACTAGGAACTAATAGAAAAGTACAAATAGTAGTTCAAAGTTATAAATATAAATTGACCGATGAAAAGAAAAGAGAGGCTCATATTGAAACTCTAATATATGAGGGAGTTGATATTAAATGAATAATCAAGTAAGATTGAAATCAGCATACAACTATTTAGAGGCTCCATATATAAGAGTAGAGGCAACTGTAACTCAGCCTGGTATAACTAATGGAAAGCCTAATATTTATAAGAAAAATGACTATATAATTGCTCCTAGTGGTAAAAAAGTTGCTACATATATAGTTAATCAAATATTCGGTTCAGACTTAGTAACACAGACAGAGGGATTATCAATAAACTGGTTAATGCCTACACTTAAAGAGAGCCTAGAATTAGCAGTATATGAAGAAGAAAGTTTCATATTAATAAATAAGTTTGATAATAAGATATATCTAGAGTGTATCAAGAAATCAGATATACATGATTTAGTACAAAAATATGATAAAGTGATAAGTGGTACTATCATACAAGAGTTTGTTACTAAAGAAGATATATATGAACTTCATAGAAATATTAAGTTAGAGAATGGTATTACTTATATGACTATGGAAGTATACAAAGAAGATAAAGGCGGTAAATTAATACCTGTTGATTTAGGTACATTTAATTTAAGAACTGGTAATGAATACATTGCTAAGTACATATTGCCTTATGAAAACCTAATCAACATAGATATAGGTCAGAATTTCTTTAAAGATAGTAAAAAGTTCTTGAATGAAGAAATGGAAATATTTAATACCTTTGTTGATGAAATAGAAAAAACCAAAACTAAGATAGTAACAAGTCAACATTATCAAAGTGGAGACATAGTAACTAATTGGCAACCTGCATCTAATCATTATAAGGTAGATACATTAAGTGTTGGTAAATTAGCAGATTATTTTACTTTATTACCTGGAGATAAAGACCATCAATTATTTGAGTTTTTACAAGGTAATATTAGATTTAATGAATATATTAGTTCGTTTAAATTTTGCGATTATCAAGTAATTCAAATGGCAGGACTAAGCCCTGCAACATTTGGTTATGAAAAAGATGCTTATCAGAATGTTGATAGTATAGATTTAAGTAAGAATAATTCCGATATGACTATTGAGGCAATAAAGACACAAATAGAGCCTCAAATAAATCATTTACTAGAAAATGTTGTTAAAGCACAGCAAGCGAACAACATCCAGGTTAATCTAATACCTACTGAGTTAAATTGGGACTATGGAGCAAATGAAAAATTTAATGATATGAAGAAACTTCAAGTGTTAAGTAGAATTCAAAGTGTTGGCAGTGTTCCATATAGTGTAAAGGCTAAGATAATAACACCTATCCTTAATAAGTTAATTGATGATGACTATGTAGGCAAGAATAGTAAGTTAATAGAAGAATTAATCAATGCTAACAAAGAGGAAGAAGAAGAAATACAAGTTAAGTTTGGAGAAGTATAATGAAGAAAGACCCATTTAGTTTATTTATAGAAGATAGTGCTTACTATTCAAAGAATGAATATTATAAACTAATGTATGAAACTAAACGAGTATTCTTCGATTACTTATATAAGAATAAAACTCTAGCAGAGTTCAAAAAAGAAACAGCAAAAATATGGGAAAAGGTAGACCATAAATATATGGCTGAAAGAATAAAAGAACTTGAAGATATGATAATGGCTAGAGATTTAGAGGGAAATAAAATACTAAACCCCGATGCCGAATATAAACAAATATATGAATTAGCAAGTGAAAAAGTATTCCAAAATGTAGAGAAGAAATATAAATACAATATTGATGAATATTATAAAGGCAGAAGAAAAACTGCAAATAAAAGTTATATAGATAGAGAAAGTTATTTATCTAAACTAGTAACTAAGTATGATGAAGTGCAAGCGACTATCCCATACCATAATAAAGATGGAAGTGTAAGAAGTTGGCATAACATAGCAGATTATAATTCAATGCTTTATAATACTAATCTTAATCATGCAGGATGGAATAGAACGATGTACGATGCTAATTTATTAGAAAAAGAACTTTTATACTTACCAGCCCATACATTTGCTTGCCCTTTATGTATGCCTTATCAAGGTAAAGTATATAGTAAAGGGGGAAAGAGTGGATATACATCTGATGGAATTAGATATTATCCACAAGAAGAAGCAATTGCTGGTGGTGTAGGTCATCCTAATTGTAGACACCAATGGACTATATATTGGGATAAAGACCAAATACAAGAAAATGATTATAATTCCGACAAGTGGCAAGAAGATTATGAAAAAAAGCAAAAGATACAAGCCCTACAACTAAAAAGAACTAAATTAAAAAATGATAAAAAGATATATGAAAATTTAGGGAATGGGAGTGAGGTAGATAAAACAAATGCTAAAATAAAAAAGATAAATGCTACTATAAAAGAATTAAATAAATAGACCAATTGCTATTAAGTCTATAAAAGGTTAGCAGTCGCGACACACTTTTATCACTTCTAAAAAAAGGAGAATGATAAATATGAATTTTGATATTACTAAATATCTAAAAAACAAAGAGATTACTATAAGTAATGATGACCTAGATGTTTCTGCTATGGAAAAAGACCTTTATAAAGGCTATACAAAGAATAGTGATATTCCTAAGGCTGATTATAGTGGTTATGTAAAAAAAGAAGATTATACTAAACTTCAAGGAGATTATACAAGTCTAGAAACTAACTACAACAACACAGTTAAAACTTTAAGTGAAACAAATGATAAGATGACTAGATTAAGTCTAGAGAATAAACTTGTTAAAAAAGGATTTAAAGAAGAAAACTTTGATGAAGTAGTTAAGTTAAGAAATAGTCTTTATGCTGATGAAAAAGATGATGATAAAGCAATTGAGGGAATAGTAACTAGATTTAAAAATACATATTTCCCAGAAACAGAAAAGAAGAATAATATACCATTTACACAAGCACCTAATGAGGGTGGAGTAAATGGAAATAATGCTAATACTGGTAAAGACATAAAAATAACAAGAGGTACTAGCATTAAAGATTTAATGATACCTGTAACTAAATAATTTTAGTTAAATATAGAGGAAAGAAAAGGAGGAAGAAATTATGAATTTTACAGGAGTAAATTTGGACTTACAAGGTCTAATGAAAAGAACTTATGCTAATTTACTTTACAATTCTCAATTCTATAAAATGCTAGACAGAAGATGGTTTGAAGTTGGAAGAACTGGCACTCCAATTATTGAGATTGTTAAGCAATTAGACACTGCATTAAATGTAAGAAATAATGTAGAAATCGCACAAGGAGGAATTACAAACGAACTTGCTACTTACAATTCAGTAAAGGTTGACTTAACTGAATTACCTATGGACTATTCATTTAGAGTAAGCCCTATAGTAATGGGTAGTGGTATCGAAAGAGCAATCGAGGGACAAATCGAATTAAAAGAGGCTCAAATATCTAGACAAATCGACGTTTATGGCTTTAATAAATTAAATGCTGATATTACAGGCTCTGCCGATGGTTCAATGGCTTATACTGATGGACAAATCACTAAATGGGCACCAGCAAGTGGAACTAAAACTATTGAATTAATTAATGATTTAAAATCTAAATTATTTGATAGAAATATCTATGATGGATATCTATTAGGACTAAGTTCAAATGCTTATGCTTACTTTGTATCAAGTTTAACATCAATTCTTAAATATGAAACAAGAGCAGGTGTTGAGGGTGTTGATATGGGACAGGTTGCTAATGCTTATGGTGTTAGTGTATTCCAAATCAATAGTAATGTAATCGAAAAAGATAAAGAAGGTAAAGATACAAATGTAGTTGGATATTTTGCTAATGAAGTTGGTGTTGTTGGTGATACATTCTGGAGTTCAATGAACCAATATCCAAATGGAATGCCCGGTTATCCAGGATATTTCTGCGTCGAGGGAAATGTAATGTTCGGGGCAAAAGTAGTAAGACCAGAAGCAGTTATTAAATTAGTTGAAAGTATTCCAACAGTTGATGCTGGTTCATTCGATGCTGGTAAAGTTGGACAAAATTATACTCAAAAAACAGCATTCTCTGGTACAGAAGTTGTTAAATATGAGGCTGGTGGACTTCCTGCTAGATTATCATTAAATGCAACATCTGGAGAAGTTACTGGAACACCAACAGAAGCAGGTTCATTCAATGTTTCAATCTATGGTGTAGATAAATATGGTAACTATTCTAATGCATTCAATGGAACAATTG